TGGCCGTAACGAGCTAGAAATACACGGGCACCGGTGGATCGTTAGAGCAGCTACGCCGCAAGCCGGTCACGGCTATAGCGCGTCATTTCTTTATATTGACGAATGTTGGGATATTTCCGAGGACGCAATAGACACCGGGCTACTTCCTACGCAACGTGCAGTAACTAACCCTATTTGCCTTATGGTTTCTACAGCTGGTACACAAAATAGCCACGCGCTTTTACGTTGGCGCGGTCAGGGTTTACGGCAGATAGACGCCGGCGAAGTTGGCCCTATGTATTTTGCCGAATGGTCGCCCCCGGCGACACTTGACCCGATGAGCCCCGAAGCATGGAAAATGAGTAACCCAAGTTTGGGGCGGGGTGGTTTAACTATTGACGTTTTACACGCCGAAGCTAAAGCACCTAACCGGTCGGCGTTTTTACGATCGTCGGTAAATATTTGGATTGCCAGTAGTACGAGTTGGTTAGAAAATGGGCTATTTGCGTCGTGTGCTACTACCGAGCCGATACCAAAGGGCGGCACGTTATCCGTAGAAACTTCGTTAGACGGGACTAGGTACGTTGGGGTGCGCGCGGTACAAGACGGCAATAGATCATTAGTTACCGTTGCTTTTGACGTGGACAGCCTTGCGGCAGCGTGGGAACGCATAGCGGAACAAATGCGCGACCCGTCGTTACAGCTAACAATTACGCCACCTTTTGAGATTTCATGCCCCCGGGAATATGACAGCCGGCGTGCCATAGTTGGCTACCGCGAGCTAGGCCGATGGACACAAGGCGTACGCGCTTTAATTGTTGAAGGCCGCGTACAACATTCAGGCGAAATATCTTTAGTAGAGCAAACCGAACGCGCCGTACTCGTACGCCACCAGCAAACCGTAGCCCTATCATCGGCGCGATCTAGTGGCCCTATCGAAATGGCCCGCGCTATGGTGTTTGCTGTTGCAATGGTTTCACGCCCCGCCAATAACGCTAAACCTATTGTCGCGTTCAGCAACGGTTAGCATTAGATCGGTTTTGGGGCGCGTCGGGCGCCCCAATTCCACCCCAACGGGTAAACCTTGTGGCATAATGCGCCTATGGCTTTATTTCGACGCGACCCCAAACCCGTTTACGGCATTGCCGAACCGGAAGTAAAAGCCGCTGTAGGTTACGGCTACACACAGCAAGGCAATCAGGGCGCTAGCCAAATTGGGCCACCGTATTACGCATACGCAGACGACGCAGCCCGCGCCCGTTGTATGTCAGTACCGACTATCTCCCGCGCCCGTGATCTCATCGCGTCTGTCATTGGTTGCCTACCGCTTGAAATGTATACCTTGCAATGGAACGGCGAAGAAATGGAAGAAATACCATTAGCGCCCCGCAGCTGGCTACAACGTCTAGACCCGGACAATACAAACAACTTTACGCTTTCATGGCTTTTTGACGATCTCTTTTTTTTCGGGGTTGGGTACTTACACGTCAAAACTAGGACGGCCGACGGCTACCCCGCCAGTTTTCAACGTCTCCCGGCAAACCTTGTAACGACATTGGATCAGCAAGGCGCGGTAAGTTTCGGCCCGTCTAAACAGCTTATGTTCTTGGGTTTACCGCTTGACTACAAAGACGTTGTACAATTCATTAGCCCTATTCAGGCTTTAACAACCGTTGCCCCGCGCGCTATCGACACGGCGCTAAAGCTCGAGCAAGCCGCAAACCGTAACGCGGTAGCGGTGCAACCTTCCGGCGTACTTAAACAAACTGGCGGCCAGCCATTGAGCAGCGAAGAATTAGCGCAAATGGCGCAATCGTTTAACGTAGCCCGCATGTCTAACAGCGTGGCCGCCATCTCGGAACACTTGACCTACAGCGAAACAAGCGCGACACCGGACAAAATGCTGTTAAGCGAAGCCCGCAACTTTCAAGCGCTCGAAATGTCACGCCTTGCCAATATCCCGGGCTTTTTATGCAACTTGTCTATTGGTGGTTACAACTACTCAAACAACGCAGACGCCCGCCAGCAACTTTGGCTATTTGCATGCAAGGCCTATAGCGAGTGCATTTCACAAACCCTGTCAGGCGACAACGTGTTACCGCGCGGAACCTATGTACGCTTAAATCCTAAACAATATTTGGCTGCCGACTACATGGGCGGTTACGGTGCAGAAATGCCCGAAGAAATGCCAACAATCGAAGAAACAGTTAGAGTACCTTTGAGCTAATGATTAAATTAACCGCTACCGCAATCACCGTAGACGCAGCAGCACCGGACGGCACCCGTACCGGGCAACGCGTAATTATGGGTATCGCCGCCCCTTATGGCGTAACCGCTTCTGTAAGTTCAGGCGAAACCGTTTTATTTGAGCCGGGCAGCCTTTCCGCGCCTGATCGCATGCCACGCGTTTACATGTTCCACGACTCAAGCCAGCCGGTCGGCATCGTTACGCAGCTTGATAACTCAAGCCCTAACGAATTGCTATTTAGTGCCCGCATTTCGGCTACCCCGTTGGGCGATACCGCGCTTACTCTTAGCGCCGACGGCGTGTTAGACGTTTCCGTAGGTATTTCACCGCAGCAATGGACGACCGACGACGCCGGCGTTATGCGCATTACGGCAGCTGTCATCGACGAGATTTCTTTAGTGCCACAACCGGCATTTAACGCCGCCAAAATAACCGAGGTTTACGCGTCGGCAAGTATCCACCACAACCCCGACGAAATAGACAATAATCAAGAAAACCCACTAGACGAGGAAACCCCCGAAATGGAAAAGACACCCGAAGTAGCAGCCGTAGAAGCAGCAACACCAACCGCGCCAATTTGGGCCGAAGCACCTAAGCGCTTCACAATGCCTAGCGCAGCGCAATACATGGCCGCCTATGCATCTAGCCCGTCAGAATTTGCACAGATTAACGCGCAGATTAAAGCCGCCGCGCCATTTATCGACACTTCTAGCACACCCGGCATCTTGCCCGAAATCATCACGGGCAGCGTGTATGACGGACTTAACCCGGTGCGCCCTTTTGTTAGTGCAATCGGCACCCGCGCCATGCCAACAGCCGGGGCAACGTTCCGCCTTCCAAAAATTACGGTACGACCTGTCGTAACGCAGCAAGGCGGCGAAAATACAACGCTTGACCCTTCGACCGTGACCGTGTCAAACACCGACGTATCTAAACTTACATTCGGTACCTACGTCACAATGTCCGAGCAAGATCTCGATTGGACAGACCCCGCATCGCTAAATATCGTGTTAGAACAACTCGCCATTGCATACGGACAAGCAACCGATAACTACGCCATTGACAACTGCCATAGCGCAATCGTGCAAACAGCAACCGTAACCGATACTTCAATCGGTGCAGATTGGGTAGCAGCCGTTTACGACGGTGCCCGCCAAATCTCGGAAACTTCTAACTACTTGCCTACCCATATGTTCGTAACTCCTGCCAGCTGGCAAGCACTCTCGAGCAGCGTAGACGACCAAAACCGTCCGGTATTTCCATACACGGGCGCGCCAAACCTTATGGGACAAAACGCAGCAGGCAACGCAGCAGCGAACACATGGAACGGCAACCCGCTTGGCCTTGTACTCGTCGTAGACAAAAACGCACCCGGCTCGTTTATGGGACATGCAGCAGGCGCAGCCGCCGGCTACCACTACTTCGAGCAGCCAAAGGGCGCGATTTCGATTGACGTACCATCATCTTTGAGCCGTACTATTGCCTTCCGAGGCTATGCAGCTGGCTCAATGCGCGACGCTACAAAATTCGTTAAATTCGTCTAGCCCGAAAGGCGGTTAGCCGCCAATGGCTATTTACACGGTCACATTCAAGACGCTAATAAATAATTACGCGTCTCTACAGTTACTTGAACAACACGACATAGACCCCGGCGATGCAGTCACCGTCGCCGGGGTAAATGCCACATTTAACGGATCGCGTACCGTGTACGCAACACCCGAATACTTGTTTATCGGCGTCAGTAACGAGGGCGACCTAGAGTACGACTACAACCAACCGGTGCCGTACCAAATCATTTACGCACTAACCGCCGACAACGTAGAACGCAGCGCGTCTACCGGCACCGTAACTAATGATCTTGTAGCTTGTACTTGGATCACCGCTACCGATATTGAAGATTGGTTAGGCATTGGCACAGCGACCGCCGGCGATGCCGCATTTCTCACCGTATGCGCTAGCGCGGCTAACGAATTTTGTTTTACTCGCCGCAAAATTGCCGGGTATCAGGATCTACTAGGAACGGTACCCAACGGGGCCGTAAAACTTGGGACAGTACAATACGGCGGCGCGTTATACCGCCAACGCGGCGGGCTACAAGATATGGCTACTTTTGACGGCTACGGCGTCGCCAGCACCAACGGCCTTAATGGCACGATTAAACAACTATTGGGTATTGACCGCCCAACGCTCGCCTAATGCCCGTAGTCGCCTTTACAGACCTGTTTAACGAGTGCCTAGACGACCTAGCGGCAAAACTTGCCACTATCTCGGGCTTGCAAGTAGTGACCGACCCGCGCAACCTTGTCCCGCCTTGCGTCTTTATCGACGCCCCAACATTTCAGGCCTACAACGGCAACATAGTCAAAATGAGCTTCCCGGTACGGTGCATCACATTAGGCCCCGGCAACCTAGACGCCCAACGGTCTTTAATGAACTTGGCGGCCAAAGTATTAAACGCTTCTGTAGGTGTCACAGATGGACGCCCAACTATGGCTATTATCGGCGGGGTAGAGCTACCCGCCTACGATCTAAATATAAACATTCAGGCACAGACAAGTTAGGCACACAATGTACGTTATTCTTTCCGAGCGCATCGGTACCGTAGGCGCAAAATTTGACCCGTCCGACCCGCGCCACGCTGGCGCGAACATTGAAGCATTGGTAGCTGGCGGGTTTATCGGCAAAGGTTCCACCACTAAAGCCGCAAAATCTGCTAAAACAGAGACAGACACCGACACAGAAACCGAAACAAAGGACTAACCCCTATGGCTACTAGCACACTACTAAGCAACCCGCACGTAATTATTAACTCTGTAAATATGAGCGATCAATGTACGGCCGCCAATTTTTCCATTGACTACGCGCAATTAACCGCATCGGCGTTCGGAGATGTTGACAATAAGTACGTTAAGGGCCTCGGAGACCATTCCTTAACCTTGTCGTTTTACGGCTCATTTGCAGCTACCGAAACTTGGGCAACGCTCAACGGTTTAGTAGGTACAACCTTTACCGTTATTGTGTCACCGGAAGCACCAGCTACACCGGGTACCTATTCGGCCACCAATCCCGGAATGACCCTAACCGGCACATTTCTCGCCTCGCTACCTGTGAACTTTGCTCTTGGAGAGCTTAATACTATGGATATCGTATGTACCGGCGGGGTTTACTCGCTCGACGTATCCTGATCTAAACACCTAAACAAAGGCCCGACATGAATATAACAATCCGAGTAACCCGCAACGACGGCACCTACGAAGTACACACGAACCTAATGGTAGTGGTGCTATGGGAACGCAAATACAAAATGCGTGCCAGCGATTTAGCAAACGGTGTAGCAATGGAACACCTAGCGTACATGGCCTACGAAGCTAGTAAAATGGCTAATATCGTTGTACCGGTTTCATTCGACCAATTTATTAAAGAGTGCGCCGCGCTGGAAGTTGTAGATAGTGAAAACCCAAACCCTACAGAGTCGGCAGCTACCGCCGACAACTAGCCGAGCTACTGGTAGCGGTTCACTTTTGGCCACCGTCGATAGATTTCGACACAGCCGATTTAGCAACCGTAGTAGATGTTCTAAACACACAAGCTCGAGAACGAGAGCGCGCTAATGCCCGTCGCCGCTAGTGCTCAAGTGTTCGGCATTCAAGAGACCTTAGCCGCGTTAAATAAATTCGACCCAACCTTTAGACGCCAAATCACTACCGATATTCAATCAGGCGCGGGCCGTATGGTCGTAGACTCGGCGCGTTCCATGATCCCAAAGGATTACCCGCTATCGGGTATGGCTCGAGGCTCAATGATTAAAGGCCGTAACGAAACTACATACAACATTAAAAGCGTTTTAGACGGCGTTAAAACCGTTGTAGGTAAGCGCGCCAGCCGTGAACGTACCGTAACTTTTAACAAGCCCCTAATACTTGACGGCCGACGCGTAAACAATGCCTACACACACACCGTAGATTTTAACGCCCGCCCCTACGCGCTGTTAGTTGCCCAACAAAAGGACGCAGCAGCCGCGCTATGGGATCACGCCGGTATCCGCGAAGGTTCACAATTTGTCACAAACCTAATAACCGACGGCGAAGGCCCCAACCCCCGGGCATCTAGATCACTAACCCCCGGCGTTGTCGCCGTCATGCCAGCCGTACAAGGCGAACTATCCAAAATAATTGGTCGGGTATCTGCCAAAATGAACACGAACCTAAAGATCGAATACCGCTAATGGCCTTAAATATTCCAATTCTCTCAAGCCTAGATACCAAAGGTTTTGATAAAGCCGCCCGCGAATTTGCAAAACTAGATACAGCATCGGCCAAAACCGGTTACGCGCTTAAAAAAGCATTTCTACCAGCCGTAGCCGCGCTTGGCGCTTTAGGTTTTGCCGCTGTTGGTGCCGCCAAAATGGCTAGTGATCTAAACGAAGAAACAAGCAAAAGCGCCGTAATTTTTGGCGACGCGTCTACGTCAGTAATGGATTTTAGCAAGACAGCCGCCACCGCTTTAGGACAATCTCAAACCCAAGCGTTAAAAGCCGCCGGAACTTTTGGAGTACTAGGCAAAGCAGCTGGCCTAACCGGCACCGACCTAAGCGGTATGGCCATACAGTTTACAAAACTAGCAAGCGACCTAGCATCATTTAACAACACAAGCCCCGAAGATGCCGTATTAGCTTTGGGCGCTGGCCTACGAGGCGAAGCAGAACCGCTAAGGCGCTACGGCATTTTGTTAAATGACGCGACACTACGCCAAAAGGCTTTAGAACTAGGGCTAGTAAAGACAACCAAAGACGCACTAAGCCCCCAAAATAAAAGCCTTGCCGCGCAAGCCGTAATTCTCGAGCAAACTTCCATGCAACAGGGCGACTTTGCCCGCACCGCCGACGGCGCAGCAAATAAACAACGCATATTAACGGCGCAAATTAACGACGCTAAAACCAACATTGGTAAAGGTTTTCTACCAGTCATGGCCCTAGCCGTAGGCTTGCTAGCCGACTTTGCCGGCATAGCAAAAGACAACGCACCGCTAATTACTGGTATTTCTATTGCAATCGGGGGCCTAGCCGCTGCCGTAGCGCTCGCTAATGGTGCAATGATTATTTATAAAGCCGGCGCGGTAATTACAACAGCTGTAAACGCCGGTCTTGCTTCGTCTTTCTTTGCCGTACAAATTGCTACAGGTATTGGAATAGCCACAGCGGTAGCAGGAGTAGCAGCCTTAGCGGTGCTTGCTGTAAAAGTTAAAAATACAATATCCAACGCCGCTAAAACACAATCGGCGGCTATGAGTCAAAGCACAAGCAGCGTCAGAGCTTTTGAGGAAAGCCAAAAGTCGGCAATACCCGTTACTAATAATTTGACGGCAGCAACCGAAAAAAGCGGCGTAGCTCAAACTAAAACAGCGGCAGCAGCCAGCAAAGCAAAAGCCGCCGCTAAAGCGCTGGCCGAAGAATTAGCAAAACTTAAAGACGCGCTACGCGATCAAATGACAGCAGCGCTAGACAGCGCAAATAAAGTTTTAGACGAAGCCATATCTAAATTTGACACCTTTGCTAAATCAGTTTCCGACTCTGTTAAATCGTCGTTTAGTTTTGGCAACGCTCAACAGACAGCAGCCGAAAATGTAAAAGCTGTAGCCGACGCGTCAGACGACGTAGCAAAAGCCCAAAAAGCCGTAGCAAAAGCCATAGCCGACAGCGACCCCGAAGGCCTTACAAAAGCCTACGAAGATCTAGCTATAGCCAATAAAAAACTAAGCGACGCACAAGCAACGCCAAAGAGCTTTTTAGACAACCTAAAAATACAAGCCAATAAAGTTAAAGATTTTGGCGTCCTTGTCAATCGCTTATTAGCTGCTGGCCTTTCAGAGTCGGCGCTACAGCAAGTGCTAGCCGCAGGCGTCGATAGCGGATCTCTCATAGCCGAAGAATTGCTAAGCAGCGCCGGCAACATTCTCAAGGCAAACGAGCTAACCGCCGAAGTACAAAGCATCGCCGACACGGTAGGCCTTAACAGCGCAAAACAGTTTTACCAAGCCGGCGTAACCGCAGGCACAAACCTAGTAGCAGGCATTCAAGCGGTCGTAGACAGCTACACAATCAGCCTAAACGCTGCTAACACCGCTGGCGCTGTAGCAGGCCTTACAAGCGGTTTTACGGGCGCTACTAACGCTGTCATGGGTGGCGGGCCGGCACCCTTTGACTTTTCTAATTTTGACTTTTCAAGTATCGACTTTTCAGGGTTTAGCTTGCCCGGTTTTAGCATTGGCGGTTTGCCTACACTCGCCGAAGGTGGCATAGTGACCGGCCCAACGCTTGCAATGATTGGCGAAGGTAAAGGGCCCGAAGCTGTCATACCGCTAGACCGTCTAGGCGACTTTGGCGGCGGCGGCAACACAATAAACATAAACGTAAACGGCGGCGACCCACAAGCCGTAGTAGACGCCCTACGGCGCTACAACCGAAGCAACGGCCCACTACCGGTAACGGTTCAATAATGGCCACCGCTTTTAACTGGCAGGTAGATTTTAACTCTGCCGGAACATGGGTAACGCTGCCCAACGTACAAAGCCTAAACATATTCCGGGGCCGCCGCCTACAGATTGACGACTACTCAATCGACACAATGACCGTCGAATCTATTTTCCCGTCTACATGGACTACAGCACCCAAATTAGGCGACCGCATAATCGCTTACATTTACAAACCCGGCGTAGTCATTGGCACCGACAATTTTGCCGCCTTTTGGGGCCGCGTCCGCGACGTAAAAATCGACTACGGAATGGTATCTAACGAAGATCGCGTAACCATAACATGCGAAGGCTTACAAGCCGATTGGGGCCGCGCCCAACTCAACTCGTACGCATTAGCCCAAAACAAAACCGACGAGCAAGTACTACAAGTAGCAACAACAGTAGGGCTATCTGTTGGTCAATTTGCCGGCCGTTCAATTGGCAGCGCCCTAACCTACACCGGGAACGCTTTTAACCTCATTAACACCATTACCCGCACCGAAGAAGCGCGAATGTTTGCCGGCAGCCCTACCTACAGGGCAACCCCGTCAATTTACTGGTTTGGTAGAAACACCCCAAAATTTACTACTTTCTATTGGAACGACGGCACCGGCTCTCCAACTCTGTACCAATTAAAATACGACCAAATAGAATTTAGAAGCAGCGCCGACAACTACTACACGTCAATAACAATTACCCCCGCAGCTGTAGCAGCCCAAACCGCAACATTGGGCACGACCCCAATTTACGGGTGGGACAAAGACACGGTCGATTACTCAACAGCTCAAGCCGCCGACCATGCACTATGGGTATTAAACAACTTCCAAACAAAAGACCAAACGCTAGCGTCGATAACTTTTACCGATGTTCAACAAATTAACAACAGCTTTGGACAATTTAATACCGAAGCAATATCGGTTATAACTGGCGCTATCAACTGTTTAGGTCGGATCTATTTCCGGGGCCAAACCTATAACACACTTCTGGAAGGCATTTCAATTAGCGCCACCCCAAACCAAACCCGCGTAACGGTCTACATGTCGGGCCAAGACACCAACGCGTATCTAATTCTCAACGATGCCATATTCGGCAAACTAGACAACAATAAGTTAGGATTTTAACTATGGCCATTAAAACATTTACAACAGGCGAAGTCTTAACGGCGGCTGATACGAACACGTATTTAGCCAACTCAGGGCTGGTGTTTGTCAAGTCACAGACTATTGGCAGCGCTGTTTCTAGCGTCACGGTGTCCGATGCTTTTAGTTCCACCTACGACAACTACAAAATCATTCTTTCGGGTGGTGTTGGTTCAACTACTGGTGCATTGTTAAACATGACTCTTGGCTCTACTGCCACTGGTTATTACTGGGGTGGCTATGCGGCAATTTGGTCTGGAACGCCTGCTTTACAAATTCTTTCGGGCAGCAACACGGCCTCATGGTCAAGAGTCGCAATTGCAAACACAAATAGCATTAATGGCGAAATTGAATTGTTTTGCCCAAATCTTGCAAAGCGAACAATTTACAACGCTAGATACATTCAAAATCAAACAGATGGTAACGCAGTTGGCAGTGGTGGGTATGTGGACAACGCTACTCAATACACCGCTTTCACTTTTACCCCTGCCAGTGGAACAATTACAGGCGGAACTATTGCTGTTTACGGATACAGACTGGGATAAAAAATGACACGACCAAACATACAAACAGATGATGAAATCAGAGAAATGACCGCAGAAGAATACGAAGCACTACTAGCCACAGGTTGGACATTAGAAGGCACAGATGAAACGCCTACTGCTGATTAGCGCCACCCTCATAGCCCTCACAGGCTGCGCAGACCGTTTTCGCTACCCATGCCAAGATCCGGCCAACACCAATAAAACCGAGTGCCAATGCAACCAAGAGACACGCACTAAAAACAAGGCTTTAGGCGCTGTCGAGTCGGCAATAACCACCACAACGCTTAAAGAAATATTAGGGTTTGATTGCTAATGAAATTACGGCCACGCTTAACCAATGAAGAAATAAAAGCACGTTTAGTACTTACCGTAGGTATTGGGCTAACCGTTGTGTTTGTAATGTCAATTGGCTTCATGCTGTACGGCCTTCAATTTGTCACACAGCCGCGCCAAATGAGCGAAGCCGACCAAGAGGCTTATTCTGTATTATCGCCGTTGCTTATGTCGCTATCGGGCGGCCTGCTAGGCATGCTCGCTGCCAATGGCCTTAAAGACAAAACACCGCCGGCACCATGACAAACCGCCCGTACCCCTATTTCCCCGCGTACGACGGCGGTAAAGAAACACCCGGCATACGCAAACTTGTCGAACTAATGGGCAAGCGTTGGGGCACCAAATCACTAGGTACCTATGTTGTACGCAATATGCGAAACGATGCACAACCCCCGCAGCTATCGGTACACGCGACCGGGGCAGCGGCCGACATTCAATACGCCGACGAAAAGCAAGCCCGCATAATTTGGGATTGGCTATTAGGTACGTCCGTAATTGACGGTAAGACGGTGCAACATTCCGAACGCATGGGCATAGTAGAGCTTCATTGGTACGCCTACGGCGACTACGGCGCGGGGTATCGTTGCTCACGCGGCGAAGGTAAAGCCGGAGTAAAGATATTCACAGCCACAGACAACGCCGGCAGCTATCAGGGCTCGCCCCGGTGGTTTCATTGCGAACTGTCTAAAGAAATGGCCGCCGACGCTGCCAAATTCGAGGCGGCGTGGCGTAGTTTGCCCAAACCGTAAGGGTTTGCCAGCATTGCCCCCACATCGGTAGCCCTATTCGCTAGGGTTTTTAACACCCGACGAAAGGCTAGAACAATGCCCAAAATACTTTTACTACCACTACTGCTATGTACGTTTGCGGTGCCAGCTCGAGCAACCGCCGCACCGGTCAAAGATTGTTTACAGTTTCATACACAGCTAAAGGCACACGGCCTACCGCCTAAAATCTTTGGCCCGATCATGTACCGCGAGTCACGATGCAACCCCGCTAGCCGTTCCGTTGTCCGGCACAATGGCACCCGAGATTTAGGGGCGTTACAAATAAACAGCAGTTGGCGCACAGTCACCGCCCGCACATGCCGTGTAGACAGCGCTCAAACGCCCGTAGAGCTGTTAAAGCTCGAATGCAACCTAAAAGTAGCGGCCGTGTTATACAACGGTGGTAAAGGCTTAAACAACTGGCGCGCAACATCGGGTAAATGACACACGCCCCATTCATAATCTGTTATGGTGACTGCACATTTCCCGACGAAAGGTAACCCGACAAAATGAACAACCATAAACCCGGCTGGCAAATTGCTAGCCAATACAAACCGCTAACGGTTTTAGCCCGTGATTTACGAGGCCACGCACAAAGCCACGCATTCGACGATGGGCAATTAGTAGCAGACCTTTTAGCAGCTGCTAACAATCTCGACGTATTCGCTCTGGATCTTGAGCGCCGCATAAACGAGGCCGGACTATGAGCGCGCAACTGTCACTATTTGACCGCATCGTAATAGATATGCCACCGTCCGAAGTAGCGATAGCCGAAGCCATGCGCAGCGCGATAGAGCGTTACAGAGCAGAACGGCCACCACTAGACGCCAACCATACGGTGCCCGGTAAAAACCCTGTAAGCCAAGATGCAGCGCGGCGAGCTTTAGGCAAATCAGGCGCAGCCCGTGTACGGATCTACAACATTATTAAAGACACCCCGAACGGCCTTACAGCAGACGAAACCCGCCAGCTAATAAGCCTGCCGTTTAACAGCGTTTCAGCCCGCATATGCGACCTAGCCGCCGAAGGTTGGCTAACCGACTCGGGACGCCGCCGCGAAACGTCTACGGGCGCTATGGCTACGGTATGGGTGGTTGCTAATGAGTAACTGGCAATTCTTTTGGGCCGTATTCTTTGGTTGGACGATGCACAGCGCATGGGCAGCCATGCGACGTATGCAACGCGAAATAGAACGCGAAGAATTACGAAACAACCGCGACAAGTTCTACCGATGAGCGACAGCTACGACGGCGTACCCCGTAAAATTGAATGGGTAGGCGACTCACCCGGCATTGACAACCCATACAAAGAGCAGCTGCTAGTAATGACCGCCGACCGTGACGCATGGCGCGAATACGCCAGCGATCTAGGGTTTTACCGGTCATGGGCCGACACATTGGCTCGAGCCTTAAACGACGGCGACGCTACTAAAGCCTACGAACTAGCCAAAGACTACAAAGGCAAACGGTTTTACGATGAGCTTTGACCTGTCCGAATATGTAGACGTTAAACACCGCC